GTATCGGGTGAGATCATCGCACTGAAGCGTGAAGATCCACAGGGTTACACGACGCTGGTACAGTGGGCGCGTGAGCAGGCTGTCAAACAGGGTGTGGTAATCGAGGAATCCACATCCAAATAACAGATTCGGGGGCCGCGCATCCTACACGCAGGTTCACTTCTAACTAGTTAGTAAAGGAGACACGAAATGGCAAAAGCGAAGTCAGTAAAACTACCGAGTTCTATCCGCAAGATGTTCCCCAATGTCACGTCGGCTGTCGATGCGTCGAAACCTGTAGAAGTGTCAGTCAGTAAGAAGGACTGCACTGATGCGAAGAAGCTCGATCCTACAGAGTGTGCGCTTGCCCGTGCAGCCAAGAGGGAATTACACGTAGATGGAGTCATCATCGGGATGAGTTCCTCCTACATCATCCACGGCACTGTGGCTATTCGGTATCACACGCCGGAATCAGTTCAGCGTGAGATCGTATCATTCGATCGGCATCAGGACTTTGAACCGGGTGATTACCATCTCGTGCCGAAGTCACCGTCGAATACATTCGGTCAGACACGTAAGCGTGACAACAGGGGACGTAAGGGCGGAGCGAATAAGACCGCCAAGAGGAAAGTACACACGTCGGCTCGTGTGCGTGTACTACCGAAAGGTAACTAGCATGGACATCATTCCCCAGCCTAAGAAGAACGTAATCCTAGACGCGACATCACTCAGTTCAATGATGAGCTGTGGTCGCTTCTACGATTTGCGTATGAATCATCGATTCACCTCGTCCAAAGGTAAATCGAACTCATTGGAAGTAGGTACTCTCATTCACAAGGTGTTTGAGGTATTCTACAAACATACCATCAACGGCTTTCCTCGTACCGTCGCCATAGGTCAGGCAATGACAGCGGGTCAGTTATTCGTTACTGGCTGTCCTTTCTGTGCTGATGGTACTGATACTAAGCCCCAGTGTGGACATGAACCGGGTGAGTATCCCGGTATGACTAACACGCCCGAGATGTCAGAGAAGTACACTGTAGGCTGGTCATTCGCTCTAAAGACCTGCGAACAGTACTTCGATTTCTACAAGGGTGACGCCTTCATTCCTTTGAGTGCCGAGCAAGTAAAGGGCGAGATACTATACGAGGACGATGAGATCCGCGTATTGTGGAAGGCTAAGTTCGATCTCATCATCGATACGAACCAAATCGGTATCATATCGATGGACCACAAGTCATTCAAGCAACGTAGAGATAAGAGTACCCTGAGTAATCAGTTCATGGGTCAGTGCATGTTGCTGAAGTCACGGCAGGTCATCGTTAATAAGATTGGTCTGCAAACTACACTTCCTATTCAGGAAAGACTCATCAGGGAAGTAGTATCGTTCAGTGCAGATCGACTGATTGAATGGCAGCAGGAGACTCTACCCTACTACGCCTACAAGTATGTGCAGTATCAGGAGTCCGGCTATTGGCCACCTAACTACACGCACTGCGACACCATGTATGGCCCGTGTCCATTCAAAGGAGTCTGTGAAGCGGATAGGGGTATGCGTGAGGAAGTACTGCGTAACGACTTTCAACTGGCCCCTGTATGGGACCCGACTAACCCTGATAAGGCGAGTGAATAATGACTCAGAAGGAAGCAATACTCGAACTAGCGAAGATAATGGGGACTGGCGACCTCATTCCATTAAAGGATTGTACAGGAGACGCGGAGACATGTCCTATTGAGGAATGCATGTTGTGTAGTGTGAGGGATTGTCCTGGTAATGAGCCTCTACATTATCACCATGATGGCTGTCCCTACTGCTGGCAACAGGAAGCACAGAGATTCTTTCCGGAGGAATAATGTTCAAAGAGGAACTATTGAACCTCGTAGATGCGTGGTCAGTAGAACAACTGGAGAACTACATTCATGAACTAGAGACTCGTATCGGGGATACGAAACAGTTGTTGTCAGCACTACGAGCAATGAGGAAACGTAAGACAAGGAAAACGGTCTATGAAAATGGACCAAGGGACGGGAGATAAACGTGCCTACAATGGAGTCAGTGAATACCGATTCTCTCTACTGCATGATGAAGGGAGAGCCGGGACTTAGAAAATCAACTCAAGCTCTCAGCTTTCCTACACCACAGTATTGGTTTAGTTGGGATCGTAAGATGAACAGTCTTCAACTACCTATGAGGAAGTGGGGCATCGATCCGAAACTGATTACGTTCGATGACTACGATGATTGGAACAAGCCCAAGAAACAGTTGGAGAAGTTCCAGACTGAGTGTCCTTACAAGACCATCGTACTTGACAGCATTACGAGTATGGCAGACATGACTCTCCGCCAGACTACACGCATGAAGTATGGCATCACTCGTCAGAGTGGAGCACAAGCAGGTAAACTCATCGCAGGTATTGCGGTGAATGAGATTGAGGATTACAATGCTGAGTCTGCTGCATTGCAGGAACTCATCGCATTGACGAAGGACATTCACGCATATCATAAGGTGAATATCATCCTCATCGCGCACGTCATTCAGGCTGAGTACAGGAGTACGACGAACAACACTACTCATGTCAGCCGACAGATTGTAACTGCCGGAAAGAAGGTCGCCGCGAAGATACCCGCGTATTGTGGTGAAGTCTATCACTTCAATATCAAGAAGGGATTCGTAGAGGGTCAGGGTGGTGATTACTCCCTACTGACCACTCATACAGGAGATGACTTCGCGCGCACGGCATTAGATTTACCCCAGGAAATCGTCTTTGGTGATAAGCCACTGTATGATACCTGGATTAAACCATCACTCGCTAAACTCAAGGAGGCTTACACACCAACATCTAAGTTCTAACATCAACCAGCAACATCCAACATCAACCACAGTCAGTGTTAGTAACAGGAGAGTGTACAGTGCCTATCATTTCTTTCGGTGAGCGTGATCTTCTTCGTGGTAAGGTTGTTGAGCCTGCATGGTACCTCGTGCAGATTAACAACGTCGGTGAGGCTCCATCCAAGGATGGTGGTTCTACGAACTACCCCGTGGAAGGTACCATCATCAAGAACGCCGATACGGGCGACGAGTCATTCAAGGGTGTACCCCTTGATTGGAACTTCAACTCGAAGGCGATTGGATTCGCCGTTGGGTTCCTCGCATCATTCGGTGTGGATGTAAAGGCGGGTGCAAGATTCGACCTCGCCAATGCAGCCGGTCAGCAGTTGGAGGTATTCGTAGAGACTGGTGAGTGGCAGGGACGCATGGTTAACCGCGTCAACCACAAGTACAGAACCGCGCGGACCTAACATGCCGAACTACGGCCACGGCAAGTACACTAAGAGAAATCACATGCAGAAGAAGCATGTGGTCCATCGTCTTGTAAACAAGACTGTATTTGAAGAAGGTGGCTGCTGGTTGTGGCAGGGTAGTCAGGATGGTAAGGGATATGGACAAATCCGTATAGTCGTTGGACTTAAACCGGAAAGAGTTCACAGAATCTCTGCATTCTTTTTCTTGCATTATTCTGGTGTAATATACCAGGTTAATCATAAAAGAGAGTGCTCCAACAAACACTGTTGGAATCCTGACCATCTGTACATCGGTTCTCAACAAGAGAACGTGTGGGACAACATGGCAACAGGTCACATACGTTTGGGTACGAAGTAGTAACAGATGGATGGGTGTGAATACGCTCGGATTACACACCATAGGAAGATGGACTCCATCGAGCACTCTTTCATTCACTTCACTTCACTTCAGTAACAGGAGAGTAACATGATGACCTCAGCGAAAGAAAAGTCAGAACTCGTAGAAGGCGTGGAAGACACGCATTCCGTGGCCGTAACCGAGACGGAAGAACAGGAAGAAGTAGATCCTGTGGAGGAGAAGGATTCCACTCAGGTGGACGATCCTGATGACACGGACGATGTGGACTCTGATGACGACTTCGATGAGAACGATGAAGACGAAAACGAGGAAGATGAAGACATCGAAGACGAAGACAAGGACGAAGTAAAGTCCGACACCGAGTAGGACTAGATATTCACTAGGCCATTACCATCGGAGGTCCAGAACTTACTCGTGCCCCGTACTCACTTCCGGGTAGCATGGGTATAAGTTGGTGCTGGTGGTAACTAGTCTAGTGATAGGGGGTGCATCCAAGACCACAATTCGGTGGTTTACGGATGTGCCCCCGCTTTTTGACTGAGCAAGAGTACAGAGGAACCATGACTGAAATCAAAAAAGTGGTAGGTCGCGTAATCAAGGTCAGTAGGAAGGGATGGGGATTCATCTCATCGAAGGAGATTGAGTTTACCCGTATCTTCTTTCACTGGACTGCGTTGCGACAGGATACGCTGCCCTTTCTTGAAGTAAAGGCAGGAATGATGGCGGAGTTTACCCCACTGAAGATTGAGGGTAA